TCTTAAAATACTTTTCGTTTCTTGACATTTAAGTTTCCATATTCCACTTAAGGATTGAATTTAGAGGGGGCTTTTCACCCCCATTGTTTTTATAGTTTCTGTACTGTTACCTTAACAACAACACTGGTGATTCCACCTGCTGGTGTATATTGTAGTTTTAGATCACTTCCAACCAATACTGTGTTGAATGAACCCAAACTCATATCGCTTGTTACAATACCAAATTCAGTTTCATAAATGTCACCGTTAATATAAACACTGATCATTTCTTGTGAATGGATATTTGTTGGACTACCTGAATCAATTGCTTGAATTAGATATTTCAACGTATTCTGCGATGTAGCAGTTGTAGTGTAGATATTGTAAGTTCCACCAGTAGTAATTGCTGAACTAGTTACAGTTGTGTAACCCGCATCACCAGTAGCACCAGTAGCACCCGTTGCGCCTGTGGCACCCGTTGCTCCAGTTGCGCCTGTGGCACCAGTTGCGCCAGTAGGTCCTTGTGGTCCTGTGTCGCCTTGTGCGCCAGTTACGCCTTGAGGTCCAGTAGCACCTGTAGCACCAGTAGCGCCAGTAGCACCTGTAGGTCCTTGACTTCCTGTAGCACCAGTGGCTCCTGTAGCACCAGTAGGCCCTGTAGCGCCCGTAGCTCCCTGACTACCTGTAGCACCTGTTGCTCCAGTAGGTCCAGTTTCACCTTGTGGGCCAGTTGCCCCAGTTGCCCCAGTTGCTCCAGTGGCTCCTGTAGCGCCTTGACTACCTGTAGCACCCGTAGGTCCAGTTGCTCCCGTAGCACCAGTGGCTCCAGTTGTTCCCTGAATACCTTGGGCACCTGATAAGTCTGTTACAAAGTTGTAACTGCTACCAGTCCATAGATATAATTTGCTGTTGTTAGGATCGCTTTCATTACTGTCAATGATAGCAAACTCACCAGCAACAATACCTGTTGGGCTTGTATCTGATGTTAATGCTGATAAACTAGCGTATGTCTTGGCAATGATAAAGCCTTGACCTGTAGCACCAGTTGGGCCAGTTGGTCCTTGACTACCAGTTGCGCCAGTAGCGCCAGTTGGGCCTGTATTGCCTGTATCGCCTTTGGCACCAGTAGCACCTGTTGCTCCAGTTGCGCCTGTGGCACCCGTTGCTCCATTTGATCCGTTACTACCAGTTGCGCCTGTGGCGCCAGTAGCACCTGTAGGGCCAGTTGGACCAGTGGCACCAGTAGCACCAGTAGGTCCTGTATCGCCTGTATCACCTTTTAATCCGTTGGCTGTTGTAACGTATGTTCCATCAGGAAACTGAACGCCAGTGCCAACTCTAAAATATTTTTCAATTGTACTCATTTTTTATTGCTCCGTTATTTTATTTGTGTTTTGACAATTTGAATTGACATAACATCAGTGTTGTTATTTGGTGTGTAGTATAGTGCTCCACCTGAAAAACTCCAAGCTCCTATATCACTACTGGCCATTTCGCCGTATTTCTGAAACATAACATCCGCTCCAACTCCAGGTGACTTGCTTGCTAATATTTCAACTGAATGAACATTAGAACTATTGTTTGCTTGTGCTAGATACTTTACTGTACCCGCATTGCTTTGATAAGCAAAAGGATTATCAATCACAACTGGGTCATTATTTGATATATTACCAATGAAGGCTGTGCTAATTTTAAAATTTCTATTTCCCGCGGCTGGAAAGAAAATTGCGTCTACATCTGATTCTGCTGAAAAAGATCCAGTAGGTCCTGTTGCCCCAGTAGCACCAGTAGCACCTGTTGGGCCCTGACTTCCTGTAGCCCCTGTAGATCCTTGTGGTCCAGTTGCGCCAGACGGTCCAGTTGCGCCAGTGTTACCTGTATCGCCTTTGGCTCCAGTAGCGCCTGTGGCACCCGTTGGTCCTGTGTTACCCTGCGGTCCTGTAGATCCCGTTGCTCCTGTGGCACCTGTAGGTCCTTGTGGACCAGTTGCGCCAGTTGGACCTGTAGGTCCTGTAGATCCAGTACTTCCTGTTGGTCCTTGACTTCCAGTTGCTCCAGTAGGTCCTGTTGGGCCAGTAGGTCCTGTTGGGCCAGTAGCACCTGGAACAGGAGTATTAATGAATCCGTCTTGGGCAATTAATATATTAGTTGAGGTCGCATAGACCCTAACTTCAGATAGTGTAGAATTTACATCTATCTGACTAAGATAGTTGGTTACTGTGAATGTAAAAGCCATTTTTAGGCTCCTACAATAACGGCGGTGTACCCTGCGTCAAGAACTGGATCCCCTGGGCTTACACCTGGCTCCCATGCCTGAATAAAGGCCCAACGATGTGTATTGCGTGTTGGAGGTGTTGCGTTATCAGTCCATGTTACACCAATAACGGTAATTGGATTATGCTTGCGAGCATCTGGTAGGATTGGCCCAGTATATAAATTACCTGGGAATGTTATCTTAACTGTACCTGAGGCTGTTGAAACAACCTGTACGTTAGTGGCTGTGTTAATGTTGCCACTATTGAAATAACCAATGATTTGACTGCTTGCGAAGTTTGGAGCACCTGTATTACGATCATAGGCAATTTGGTCTGCTACCACTGTTTGATGATCTAAAAAGAATGTCCAACCTGCGATGCTCTGTCCAAAGTTGTAGACCACTGTGCGTTGTGTTGAAGGAAACGCCGCTTCTGTTTGTAAGTTGTCAGATCCACCAATGTACTGACTAAAGTCTAATAATCCTGCCATTTTTTATGCTCCTAAGGGATATGTTTGGGCACTAAGGTGCCTGCGTTGATATTTAACTGATATCATATTTTTATGCTATTGAACCTGTAATTTTAGCACTTTCTCTTCCATTAACAGTTCCGTTATTGATAGTATACAAGTAAGCATCAGTGACTGATAATAAAGTAAGATTTGTTACTGTAAATGCTGGCGTAGGGAAATAAAATACTCTTTGAACAAAAGTTTCTTGAGGACTTGAAGAAGTCAGTAATGTTTCTCCTATATAATCAGCCCCATGTTCTCTTGTTTCTGAAATATAGAAAGTGGTAGTTGAACCTTGTTTCCTATAGCTCCAATTGTAAGTAGCGACAAGATATACTCTTTCAAACCAACTATTAGGAGTTCCTAGAATACTACTTGGTTGAAGACCATTAGGCTCAGGTGCGTATGTATGACTGAATGTTACTTTGAAATTACCTCCAGCCCCAGCATCAATATTTGGATATGCTGTTATATTAGTCAATGTAGAAACAATGCCTTCATATCTATAACCAGGGTTTGCTACACTTAGACTATTTGATTTACCGCTATAAACAGTCGTTGGAGTATAATTTACTGTGGCAAAATTAGTACCAACGGGTAATGATAAGTTATTCAAATATGCTTGTCCTGATACTACTGGAGAATTTGTAATAAAGTTTCCGTTCAATGACCAATTTACACTTGTTGGTGCGTTGGCCACATTTGAAAAACTAGCAGTCAAATCTACAGTTTGATAATATGTTCCAGTTGAGATTAAATTATTTGATCCTGCTGTGATAACAGCACCTAACTTATCAAGAGACAATGAAGATGTGCCAGTTGATGCTAAGTTCCAGCTATCACCTCCATAGACAGCATACAGAGTTAAAGTTGAATTAACTGATCCATACTGTGAAGGAACAAATGTAATGTTTGTCAAAGTAGAAGTAATTGTAGAAGTTGAAACAACAGTACTATTAGCATAAAGCGTAATATTTCCTGTTGGTGTATGTTGTGAGTATCCACCTACAACTGCTACGGTTGCTGTAACTACTGATGTATTTGTTGTTCCAGAATTAGTAAAGTAAAGATATGTATCAGCTGGCAATGTTAATATTGATGTAGTTGCTAACTTAGGCAAAATTGTAAGATTAACACTATTGGATCTAATAACTTTTTCATTATCTAGAATAATTTCTGAAATAATTGTATTTGTACCAACAGGAATATTGCCAGCAGGTACTGTTATTGAAATATTACTTCCGCTAGTGATACTGCTTGAAGCAATAAAATTAGAATTAGCATAAAGGTTTACAACATTTGTAGCCAACGAATTTGTATTTGCTGTAATTGTAAAAGTATTTGGAAACGATACGATACTGCTATTTGTTGTTCCACTCAGTGTAATTGTTCCAGAAGTTACTGATTGACTTAATACATTAGATCCAGTTCCAAGATAAGGAGTTTGGCCAATAGCATATCCTTGCCCATTCCACCTTGCTGTAAAAAATTGTGAATTGGATTGATATCTAATTCCATCAGGATAAAATTTTAATATATTACTTCCAGTAAATGTTGCTGTAGATACTTCTTCATATACTAAACTAGATACCGCAGAAATACTGGTAGCCGTTGTTATGATTTCAGTAGCAGTCGCAAGATATGACGGGAAGGTTAATGTTTTAAGTCCATAATAATATAAATCAGCCCCATAAGTTGTTGGCGATATTCCTCCAAATGGAGGTGTAAAATATACCAAAACATCACCTGGAGTTGGTGTATTGTTAATACTTGTAATTGTATAATTTCTGCCTTGAATTCTTACTACTCCAGATATACCAAAGATCATTTGATTACCAGCAGATTGCGAGATCAGTGCGACGCTATATGAATAAGTTGGATTGGCTTTCTTACTAATAATTTGATATGCGGTTCTATCAAACGAACTTGTGCGAAGATTTGTATAATTGGTTGAAGTAGATACTGTGACAGAAATCGCTGTTGGATAAATCTGTGTAGTCTGTGTTAGTGTGTTAAAAATTGAACTAGTTCCAACTGAATTAACCGTAGTAGATGTTGTTCTTGATGACGGTAACGAAGCACCACTAGAAACTGTTGATGTTGATATATTACTAGTTGTAGTTGTTGATGTTGTATAAAGAGGATTAAATTGATATAAGGTAGCAAGGCCTACAGTTTGTGTATTAACGCTACCTGTCAATGTAAAGATTTGATTACTTAATTCATTTATAGAACTAGCCCCACTTAATGTCATTGTTCCAGGGTATGGAAGTACATTGACCACTGTGGCAGTGGTATAATTACTATAGGTTCCAAAAAACTTAGGACTACTAGCACTACCAGACCAATAGGCACGAAGAGTGTGTGTACCAGTTGTTAAGTTTGTAGCAGTAAAGACAGCACGATTAAACGTAGTCATAGGTGCTGTACCTAAAGTGGTAGCTCCGTCATAAAATGTCACAGTACCTCTTGGAATCTTAACTACTTCGTCAAGTTCCGCAGTTAGTGTAATACTTTCACGATCTACTAATGTTGGGTCTGGACTATCTGTTAATGTTAGAATAGCAGTATCTCTTTCCGCAATTGAAACATTGACTGTTGGCGCACTAAAACTAAAATATCTTGGATGTCCAATAGGATTACCATCATAATCAGCGCGGAAACTACGTGAACCTGCTGTAAAGGTATTTGGAATAGTTACCGTGGCTTGATTTGCTGTTACAGTTCCAGTATCAATCAAAACATTATCTACATAGAACTTGACAAGACCAACATTGATTACTGTAGAGGTGTTGATAGTTGCTACCAAATCAAATTCGCCTTCATTTACCACTCCTCCATTTGGAGTCACAGCCAAGGTCATATTCTGTCCAATGTCTGTTCCAGATTTTACAGTATATGAAATATTGTAAGTAAAACCCTCATAGGTCTTACCACCAATTGTAGCACCTGGCCAGTTGGTTCTAATGGTTAGACTTCCTGCTGGCAATTCACTAAAACTAAATGTTGCCGTGTTGTTGACAAATGCCGCCTGTCCATAGTATGTGTTGCCAATGTAGAAACTTAATGTATCAGTTAGCACAGTAGATGTTGAAACACTTACCCTAAATGTAGCAGTACCTTCACCTGTGACTAGGGTATTGCTTGCTGGTGTGGCAGTATGGCTAATTGTAGCACCTAACTGATATCCTGCGGCTACTGTAATTGGAACTGGAGTTTCTAGTGTTGATTGAGGAGCATATAAACCTTCACCAGGCCATGTAGCATACAAATTATGTGTACCAGTTCCAACGGATGTAACAACAAGCACGTTAGTATTGGTATTAATCCATGTGCCAGTTCCAAGGCTAACGGTACTACCACTAGTGACTCTATAGTATGTAACTGGTTCTGTTTTCCACATGGCAGCGTCACTAATGCCTTTAAGAATTATCTCATTGCCATAAACAGTTGAGGTTGAACTAACAGCAAGACCAAGTCTGCTTTGTTTATATTTTAATTCGCTTGGCGGTACAATACCGTTTTGACTTGCTGGTATAAAATCCATAATATCTTTTTCCTTTAACCGTTGACTGTTACAATGGCACCGTCATTGCCAACTGCTACAAATTTATTTAGATTAGGACTATAAGCTACTGACTGTAAGTGACTTTTTGTCCCGCTATTGCCTTTGGTCCATGTTGCTCCACCGTCTGATGAATACATAACAGCACCAAGACTTTGTCCATTTACTGTGGCACTACCTACAGCAACAAATGTTCCATTGCCATAAGTTATCCAGTTCCATTGAGCACCTGGAAAACTACCAGTTGATTGTGTCCATGAACTTCCATTAGTGCTGACCAATACCTTGTTATTACTACCAACTGCTACCCACTTGCCGTCACCATAGGCAACGCCCTCTAGGCCGCCATTAGTAGCTTGATGAACCTTGCTCCATGTACTAGTAGCATCACCATCACGGTAACTTAATAAAATGCTACCTGCTGTTCCTACTACGACCACTTTAAATGTTGGAATAAATTGATAACTTGATGAACTTGAAAAACTTCCACTAGTTACTACAAGTGTTACTTCATATGTTCTAGTCACTGTAGATCCTACAGTTGTAGTATTAACTATTGCTGTAGATTGACTTGTGATACGACCTTTGGTAACTCCTGTTCCTGTAACGAACCATCCAAGTTGTGCTAGGTTGGCTACTTTCTTTTCTCCTGATGTAACTACTTCAACTCCGCCACCAACTTGTTGAGTTACATAACGAAACACGCCAGTAGTTCCACTACCTGAATATGATGTAGCGGTAAAAGTCACATCAGTTGTTGGAATTGGACTATTACTTGCGGCTTCGTAAAGGGCTTCTGATACGCCACTGGTTTCTTTTACTAGGGCACTAGTATTGGTTACGGTATTTGGCTTACCATTCCATATTCCGCCATTTTGTCCTAATGTCAAATATAATGCCATATTAACTCCATCTAACCTGTGTTATTGTTTGTGCTATTGTAGCTCCAGTACTAACATTTGATACTGTAACGGTTACAGGATAGTAGGTACCTTGTGTAAAAGTAAATTGATTTCCTGTTGAATATCCATAAAGTATACCTGGACCTGCTGGGGCTGGAATATCCCCAGCTTCTGATGAAAAGGTATTTGTTGTGCCATTTGAAGTGACGCCATAACCTATTTCAACTCCACCTACTGTAATAGACCAATCATAAGTGTCTGCCCACGCACTAGTTGGTGTGACCACTACGCTTAATGGTTCACTTATTCCGCCATAGCCTCCTGTCCATAACAATTCTGTTGCGGCTACATATGAAGTATTATTGCGAAAGGCAAAAGTTTGAGTTGTGAATACTGTGCTGGTTGTAGTTCCAGTAGAACCTCCACCTCCACCACCTGTTGAAGTAGTTGCGGAAAAAATAAATGTTGAAATAAGACGCTCTGTTATTAGTCCGCTTTGATCAGATAGTTGTGATCTAGTAATCATAGCATCACCATTAGTGCCTACACGTCCATATATGCTAGAACCACCTGGACCTACACCGTTCATTTCAATGTGTTGGTCAGGAATATCTGCGTTAATCTCTGAACTACAACCTAAGATTGTGCTGTTGATTCCACTCATCTGTGCCCAATTCACTCCGTCACGACTGCGTAGATTAACACCATTATTGCCAACAGCAGTAAAATGTCCAACAACACCAAATGGTTTAGCACTGGTTTCTGTTGTCCATACTACATCAAATAATGTAGAATCTACAACCTGTGTTGGAAGGGGAGTAAGACTAACTGTAACAACGCCTTGTCCATTAGGACTACTAATGTAAACACCAGGGCCTGCTACCACTTGATCAACTGTTCCCGCACGACTACCTTGTAAAATTCCATTGTCATCATAGACATGCTGAGTAAAATTATTAGCAACACCTGGCTTGCCACTAAAGCTGGCATTCATAGTCCTCACACCAAGATCATTTTCTCCCATGGTGCGACTATAGGTACCTCTATTGTTGCTATCAATTGTTACTGATGAATTAAGGCGCCCAGTACTATCTTTAATTGCTACACCTGGAGGCAATTTATTGCTTGTTGGGGTTGTTGTGGGTGCTGGGTAAGACCCACCTTCGTCAAATTTATCTGTCATGTTATATCCTTATGTCCAGTCGCCAAAAAAATCACCATCACCACTACCATATCCATAATCTGTAAATCCAATATTTTGGAAATAGTTATATGGGTCTGGCTGGACTGGTGTTACATCAAAATTATATGTTAATTGGTCTCCAGCATTGGGTTTTACTATGTCTGACCAAATCTGTATATCTTGTACCTGAGCGTAATCTCCGCTTTCATAATTCCAATCATTGCCATTACTTTCACTTGGGAACAAGTCATCAAACCAACCCTTCTTGTAACCGCCATATAAACTGGCCGCTGCCAATCCACCAATTAGCAGTGGACCCATCTCATCAAAAAAGCCTTTGCGTTCTGCTGGCTTTTCTTTTGCTGGATCACCTGTGACTACCTTACTGCCTGTAATGGTATTATCGTAGATCTGTTCGTTGGTAACTGGTTTGCCAATTGGTGCCCAAACATATTCAACAGCGTCACTAAATGGACTTGCTGTTTCTTCACCAATAGCACGAACACGCCAATAGTAGGTATTGGGGCTTAATCCATATGTACGGATCTGTTCTATGGCATCATTGGGATACAATTCTGTATTGGTACCATCTACGCTGTAACTGGTGCTGCCATATAGGGTGTAATTGTTATTGCCTAATGGTTCGCCTTTGACTGAATACCAAAATTCTAGTGATTGAACATTACCTTCACTAGGTGCTTGCCCTTGAACAACATAAGTCACACCATATAAATCAACTAGTCCTGCTGGAATAGTTGGTGCTGGCGGTGCTGGAATGTAACTAGGATCGCTGATACCACTGAAACTTACAGTAGAAAAGAAGTGTGGATTTGAGGTTTGGAATATGTCGTCATTGTATTCTGTTGCTGTAATCTGTACAGCAAGGAATCCATCTGCTTGTTTGATTTCACGAACTTGTGTTACACGGAATGGCTTGCCTGGATAGATACCATTACCATAGGCCTTGTTGCCCCAACCATACCATTCATGATTGACCGCAATAATGTCGCCAGCATCAATGCGGATACCTGAATAGTCCATGGTAAAATTTACGGCAATGTCTGAACGGCTTGACCACAAGCGTTTGTAACCTAACCATGTTGCCTGTATTGAATTATTAACAAATGGCAAGGAGAATCCTATTTCATTTACAGGTTCATTAGGATTGATATCTGCGGCATCTAATTCATAATAGCGGAAGTCTGTTTGATCAAATAGATCTTCGTTAGGGAATGTAACACGAATGGCATTGCCCATTGAGTTTAAGTCTGTTGGCACAACATTAATACCACCAATGATCTTGTCAGCAGTGATCACAGTCATTGTGCTGGTTGTAACACCTGCTTGTTCCAGACTACGGTTTATTGTTACACCCCATTTGCCTGTTAGTTCATTCCATTGAATCCAACTGTCAACTGAACTTGCGATATTGTTTAAGTTAGATAAGCAGGTGTTCTTAGCATCAACAATACCATTAATCCTATAGCGATAACTGTTAGTGATTGTGGCACCATCTGTATCAGTAATTGTAAATGACCCGTTGTTGTAAGAAAAATCATCTAGATCATTAAGAGCATCTAGATCAATATTGGCCAAGTCTACACCACAGCCATAGCGTGAATTCTGTAGGTAGTCTTTGATAACACTTCCTGGACCTGTACTATTATTGGCGGCTGTTGAACGCCCTAGTGTGTTTTTAACTTGAGCACGAATAGTACCTAGTCCTGTTACACCGTGATCCGCATCGTAATTGACACGCATAACAGCAAATACGGTATTTGACATTGTATCAGTTGATGTCCAACGATTACCAGGATCAATGCCCGCATCTTGTAGCAATTCAATAGCAGTTTGGCTACCACTGGCCAAATAACTTTGTCCAAGACCGTTTAGATTACGGCAACGGTGTGTTAATTGTGTACCACTACCATTAAAGAACCACATGGATATCTTGCCAGCAACACCTGTTACACGTTGTGGGCTTGGTCCTGAGTTTTCATCATACCAAGCAACAATCTCACTTGGATTGTTTTCATCAAATAACAATGCCTTGCCGTCCCAATAGATATCTCCAAAGCTAAATGTACCAGCATCTGTTGCTTCACTGAATGCCAAGACATACCACATGGTCTGTTGGTCAGTGGATATTTTAGCATCTACGATTATTGGATTAGCAAACGCACTACCATAAATTACAGGCAGTTTGTTTTCTGTTGCTGGAGGTAGTTGAACACGGCCACCTGACGATCCCGCATCTGTTCCTTGGTCTTGTTCTCTTGCCAATAGGCTTGAAAGAGCCAGTGTGGCTACAATATTAACACCAAAGCCCACTGCGGCAGCACCAAATGCTCCTAGGACTGCTGACCCACCTAATGCTGATACGACTAGACTTCCTGGCATTATTGAACTCCCCACATTTCTTCTATTTTCTCAAACCCAAAGCGATCATACTTTAGGTCTGGACTTGTTATCATTTTACTGATTGTGTATGCTTGGATCTCTCCAGCATCCTTAATTTTTGTTGCGTATTCTTGATAGCGTTTGATTAATTTATACCCAGCACTGGAGCCACGGCTCTCAGGATTGACCCAATAGGCCAACTCATTCATCATCATGATAGTTGGATCCCATATGTTGGGATTCTTCATGGCTATCAACATACCAGCCAAGGATCTATCATCATCTTCTGCCACTAGTACTACACCTAATCCAGCAAAGATATGTGCTAAAATTAATCTAGCATGAGTGTCGTCTGTCAAGCGATGAAAGTGTAAGGGGCTATGTTCCCTGTATGTTTTCAACATATCTATAATTTCTTCTGTATCCCAAACATCCGCAAATCTTATTTTCATGCTAGTTTCTTACCAAAGTCAAATTTACTGTTGTTTAATCCAGCAACACGATCCATTGAAGTATCTGTTGGGTTAAAGTAGTTCCATGAACGGCTGTTGGTGTAACGACCCGCTTGGCGATTTTCTAATACTGTTTTGTAACTGGAACAATTGATCTGTAGTGTGAAAGTATCAATATTATCAACACGATCTTCAGTTAGACTATAACTGGTTACAATGCCTGTGTAGCGTAGTTTAGGCACATCAACTAGAACACCATTGGCATTGTAAAAGCCACGATAGATTTGTATGCGTGATCCTTTAACACCACTGTCAATAATTTGTCCTAGTTTAGTTTCATCTACACCTGCTAGTGTAATACTGGTATCGTATGATGTAACGCTTAGGTCACGTTGATGTCCACTGACACTTAGCAAATTACCTAATGCTGTGAATGTTGCCTTGGCTGTGGCCGTTGTACCGCCAACTGGATCAGTGATAGTCTCATTGCGATAACTGTTGCTAAAGAAGTAGGGACTATCAGCCGCACCATCAATATCAACACGCACAAATTCAGCGTTACTGATCTGTGGCTTGATTAATTCTGCGTTGACTAGACTACCAAAACTTGTGGTCATACTACATCTCCTGTGTATTCATACAATTCAAATTCACTAGTCCATTCAATAATAGCATCTGTTCCACCACGCACTAATTTGTAGGTAGGCATGTTAGGACAAAATACTTTGAATTGAACTGCGTTACCAAATGATAAAGCCGCATTAACCACTGATGCCGCAATGAAATTAGGACGGTGTGTTGTGATAGTTACTGTGCTTGATGAGCCACGTTGTACGTCTGCTAATACAGTAAATGGATGTGGAAAGCCTGCTATCTGTAGTATGTCACCTTTCTTAACCACATAACCTGTAGTGGCCATTTGTCCTGCGACTGGCAAGTTGGTCAATACCAATTGATTGCCCACAAATGTGCTAACGCGAACAGCGGCCTGTTGTGGTGCTGTCATATCACCTTGATAGGCAAATATAAAACTGTGTCCTGGCACACCTGAGAAACTCACAGTCTCAGTGTATTGGCGGTCTAGGCGATCAATTTCTTCAAGTAGATCACGATTGCCACTGTACTGTAGACCAGCAGTGACATTCAATGTAAACTTCCAAGGATTACGTGTAGGTGTTGATGATACCTTGGCAACCTCTGAACGGCTGTATTGTACACCAACTACCTTACGGCGATTGATGCTTAATGTTTCACATACATTGATTATTTTTTGTATACTCATTATCTTGTCCTTAATGGCAACTCACGGCGTGCCTGTTCCACATTGCCAAACAATACTTGACGGTTCTCAGCAAACAACTGTGCTACAGAGCGGCTATCAATTGCTGATATGTTGTTGGTAATATAGGTGTTACTAGCACCGCCACCACCATTGTTTAATTTGTTATTAGGAACAATAGTGCCTGCTGAACTAGGAATAAACAATTCAGGTCCTTTCTCACCAATCATGTACGGCTGTCCAGCACCCACAGGTCCGCCTGCGGCCATTCCAGGAAGTTTGAATCCTAAGAAGCCAGCACCAGCAGTGAATAACTGTGCCGCCTGTGCTTTAAGTTGAATCTTGATAATATCTTTAATAATACTAGTAGCAAAATCACTGAATGAAAACTTGCCAGTATTAACAAAGTTATCAATAGCACTATTCATACCATTGGTCATAGCACTGAATATCTGCTGTGCTTGATTAGCGGCATTGGTAGCACTATCTAAGTAAGCACCAAATGCTCTAGTCCAACCTGTTTCAAATTCACGTTGAAATTGATATTGCTGTTCAGCCACAGCCTTTTGGCTTTCAAACTGTTGATTAATAAGTTCAATTTGTTTTGCTAGATCACCTGGGTCTGCGTTCTTGACTCTTGCGGCATCTTCAATTGCCTTTTTACGCTGGATCTCAATGTCAAGTAGTTGTTTGTTTAGATCAATAGCACCTTGACCTAGTCCTAGGCTATCTTTTTCTAAGGCTAATTGAGCACGTTTCTCATCAGTGGTCTGACTGATACTACGCATTTGGTCTGACATTGACTGTTCAACATCAGCACGGACTTTGGCAATATCTAATTCACTCTTGAGAGCAATTTCCTTACGCTTGGCTTCAAACTCTTTGGCTTTCTGTGCCTTGCTTAGATATTCTTTACTATCAATTTCTTCTTTGGCTTTCTTGATATCTGCTTCTGCTTGTAAGCGAATATTCTTGATTTCATCTGTAAGGCTAGTTTGTGTTAGGCGTTCAAACTCTGCTTGGCTTTGTGCGATTCTTTTAGCACTTTCAGCCATGGCCTTTTGACGAGGATCTTCAGCTTGGGCACGATTAGCATTACCTTTACCTGCCTTAGTAGGATCTGCGGCGGCATTCTTTTTGGCTTGATCAATTAAATCTTGTTGTTTCTTTTCAAGTGCGGCGGCTTCATCAGCGGCTGCTTTAGCACCTTTTTCATATAATACAAATGCCCCAACGGCTTCAGCGGCAAATAATGCGACACCAACTCCAAGTTTAACTAACGGATTTTTACTAATTAATCCAATTGCGGCGGCTGTTCCAACCAATGCCATATTAAGTGTAACAATAGCGGCCAGTGCTTGAGCGCCAAATGTAATACCTAAGGCAACACCCAATGCTGTCATTAGCTTTGTTGCTGTGGCTGTGGTTAATTCTGTTTCGCCCATCATTTTAAGGATAGGCATCATAGCATCCACAGCACCTTGTTGTAGTGTGCGGAACTTTTGTTCTAGTTTAGCATTGGCTTCAGCGGCTGCTCTAATGTTGGCTTCAACGTCAGCCAGTGTCATCTTGCCTTCTTCAAATGCCTTAAAGAATCCAGCTACATCAACACCACGGAATGCTTTAGTTAATAAGGTACTGGCTGTAGACGCAATTTCACTAACGCTCTTGCCTTTCTTTGACATCTCATCAAGGCCTTGAATAGTCTTTTGTAAGATATCCTGCTCTGACGCATTCTTAAGCATATCAAGTGATACACCTACTGCGGCAAAAGCATCACGGACTTTTAATGATCCGTCATTGGCAGTATCAATTGCCATGACAAACCCGTTGATAGCACGTTCAACATTTCGTGCCTTACCACCAGATTTTTCAAGAGCAATCTCAAATGATTTTAAGTTAGTAATTGAAATGCCAGTAGCATCACTCAAGTCACTGATACGATCAGCGGCCTCTAGTGCTCCCAGAATAAAACTACCAAAACTAATACCTAAGATACCTGCGGCAAGTTTATTGATCTTGCCATTTAGGGCATCAGTCTTTTGTCCTAGTTTGTCTAGTTGATCAGCACCTTGTGTTACAACCTTGACTATAAATTCTTCAATTGTTCTTGCCATTTTATCTTCCTAAGTGTTTTTTAAGATAATTTTGAAGCCACTTGATAGTAGGTTCCACCATACCTTTAGGGCTTTGTTTACTATATCCTTCATCCAATCTACCCGCATATGGATAGTTGGCCTGTATTTCATCTCTGCGTAAATCAGTGTTACGGCGAGCATTACCTGAACGAATAGGGGTATTGGCATAGAATACACGATAAGCACCGTTGACCATCTGTTCAGGATCAACTACTTTCTTAATTTCATCTATTCTATATTTGATTTCACCCGCCATTCTTTGTTCGCTCCAATACCTTCTGTAGATCATCCTGACTGAAATTATTTAGATCAGTTGGATTCTGTTGATGTCTTTCCCAAGTCGCATACACATCCGTTACCATAAGGTCAAATGTAGAGCCACGGGCAAGCACATCACTAGGAAGCACACCGTAGGTCTTAGCAAGATGACCAATGGCTATCAACTTGGCTGTGCTCCACTGCTTTGTGTCAACGACTTGGTTTTGGACTTTCCCAGCGTTTCATTGATTCTAGTCAATGCGGCTACACTAATATCAATAGGCAATGATTCGTCTTCTCCAATTGCTGGTTGTCCTTCAGCATTTAGGATAATCTTGCGTAATAGTGTATTGAGTTCTTCACCCTGACCTTCACCTTGACTTCTAAAGAAATCAAAGTAGGTGCTAATATCTACATAGTCCATCATCCAGAATTTGATGGGCTCACCATATTCTTTGACAAGTTCTTCATTGTCAAGGAGCACTTCTATTAGTTGGGGTTTTCTTGCGAATTGTTTGATATCCATTAATCTTTTTCCTTTATATCTCTATGTTTGATGTTGTGTAGCAGGGCTACGGCAAATCTTAAACGGCTATTGGCCTTGTCTAAATCGCCTTGTGCGTGACTTACTTCATTGAGACTCTTGGCAAGTTCTGCTTCAAGACTAAGGAGTAGATCCTTAAGGCTGACTTCATTGAAATCCATATCTATAAATCCTCTTCATGTGTATTTACAAAAACAAAAAGGGCCCCTAGTTAAAAGGACCCTTTTCCTGCTACTTTAGATTACAGAGCGCCTGCGGTAAAGTCACCAACTACGTCAATAGTCAATGGTGCTACCCAAACAGGTTGATCTGGTGTTACAGTTGGGGCTAATCCAGTCAAATATCCTGAGCCACTGACGAAGTTATCGCCTGTGTCTTTGCCAGCATAGTATAGACGGAAGTAAACCAAAGTCTTGTCATTTGATAACTTGAATAGACCTGCTTTGTCAGCGGTGCCAGCGGTGCCAGCAGAGCGTCCAAAATAGCTATTTGGATCAAGTACAATATTGATTGAGATTTGGTTAGTAGCCGCGATTGCGATTGCTAACTCACTACCAGTGTCCAATTGCTTCCAACGGAATACGCCATTACCATTGTTTAGGGTAATGTTTTGTAGTCCAGGAACAATGATGTTACCAGTAGTGGCTGTAGAACTGATCGCAGTAGTGCTTAATTCAAGCGTTGCGAACTGTCCTGTTTCTGATACGTTAATATAAGCCACGGTATGTTCTCCTTAAGGTGTGGTGTTTATGCGATACTCAATGTTGTAGATCAGTACATCATCTTGTATTTCTGTTGTATAGTCACTTTCAATTCCAAAGTTTCCTATACTCACTTGATTTTTTGCGTTCAATAGAGTTGTAACGACTGCGTCTAGACCTGCGGGTTGATTCTTAGCATCTACGGCAAAATAGCCTCTCACTGTGGTAACATTGGTCATAACATCATTGGATCCAGGTAAGGTAGGAATCATTACTGACTCTGCCTTTTGATCTTGATCCAAATAGAAACGCTTCATGTTTTTTAGGTACAGTGGTTCATTTGCTGTATTCCACGGCAGTTCTGATGCTGTTTTAATCACAGCAGAACTGGTCGCAGTAGAAAGATATGATAGGAGTTGTGCTCTCATCTAACTCTCACCAAGTTTACTTTAGATGGTTGTTTCTCTGTGTCAGCGATTGAACCGTTGTCATCAAAGTCATACCAATCACCAGCTTCAATCAACTCTTTTAATAGTGCTCTATACTTCTCATCGTAGAATCCAATCTTCTGACGCTCTGCTGTATCAGCATTGCCAAAGTCTGCTACTCGTGGTAACAGGGTTTCAGCCAATGCGTAATACACGCAAAGGTCTGTGAAGTCTTGTTTTCTAGCCTCAATCTTATTAGGATTAAGGGCAGGAGCAATGACGCCACCTGCTGGGAAGGATACAACGCCTCCTCCATTGTTCTGACGGTAGTAGTATGACTTCCACCAATCTGTTGAACGGAGTTGGCTGAGGATACGATTGGTTGCTTTAACCAACGCATCCTCAACTATTACTTCAGTAAGACCTTCATTCGCCTCAAACAGACGCTGATCAATCGCTAGAACATCTTCATATTCTGCGAAACTTATTACATTACCTGTTGATAGAATGAATGCCATTACTTTTCTCCTAATTAAAGAACTGTTGAATCAAATGGAGCTGATACACCATACTGTTCGTAGATTGTACCTACGCCGTACATAGCAGAGCAAACAACATCAGAGCCTAAGAATGAGGCACGACGCTGAGTTTCAATGCTGATGTCACGCATCATTGCTAGACCTAGTGCGTCACGGTGGAAAATACCACCAACGTAGTCACCAGCGGCACCAGCGTTAGAGAAGTTTGAAGTCTCATAAACTGGAATACCAAACAATTGACCAACGTAACCCATACGCATTGCTTCGTTAGCAACATCACCAAAGGCACCTTGACCAAACGCTGTGTTACCAGTTGTTGTCAATGCTGACTTCAAGTCATATGCTACTGCTGGGTGTAGAACTGCTACAACGCCGTCAGTTGGAACACCACCGTTCTTCAACTTGGTAATCGCAGCCATTAATAGAGCTGGAGTAACAGTTGTAGAAGTAGATCCTACTGTGTTAGTTGTGAACTCACTGAACTTGGCAATCAAGTCCTGGTCCATTTTGCGAGCGATTGCTTCACCAAATAAACGACCTAGGTCAGCAACAACGTTGCTTGAACTTGCGTTTACTGCCAAGTCAGTAACCAATGTACGGATAGCACTGATGCTAACTGTCAATGTTGCAGTACTTGTTGACACTGCTGTGTTGCTAACTTCGTCGCCTTCTGTTAGTGCGGCTGCTGTTTGTTGTGGATA